TAGATCCGAACATATTATCAAATACCATCCCAACATAGGAGTAGCAACAAGATTTGGAAACAACTTGGCCACCTAAAGGTATTGATTGGTATTACTACGATAACTACACGGCAATAGCATGTGATGACTGCTTGCGTGTCATGCCCCACCTTGAGCCTGTTGATTTGGTGCTGACAGACCCGCCGTATGGGATAGATTATCAATCCGCCAGGCGGATTGAGTGGCAAAGAAAACCAAAAATTGCAGGTGATGATGGTGAATACCCTGGATGGTTATTCTCATTAAATCCAGCAATAGCTTTAATGGTTTGGTGTAGGTGGGATATTCTACCAAAACTTCCTTTACCAAAGTCTTTTATTGTATGGGATAAAATGAATCATTCTATGGGTGATTTAAAACATGAATTTGGAAGGCAATGGGAAGCGTGTGCCTTTTATCCTGGTCAAAACCACCGATTCATAAAAAGACCTACAGATATTATACGCTGTCCACGAGTTCCCCCCGAACAATTATTACACCCTAATGAAAAACCTGTTGGAGCAGTCCTACCATTAATAAAAGCACACCCAGATTGCACCATCCTTGACCCCTTCATGGGCAGTGGCACTACCCTTGTAGCAGCTAAACAGCTTAGACGTAAAAGCATAGGCATAGAGATAGAACAGAAATACTGCGACATTGCAATCCAACGTCTTAAACAGGAGCCAATACCGTTTAAATGACGAGCAGCGAGGCTAATAAAATGAAAGAATATCCAACAGCTAAAGAATTAGAAACAATTAAAAACTGGGATTTTACTAAACAATCACTTGATGATTTTTTGTGTTTTGTTGAATCAATTTGGAAATATGCCGATATAGGATTTTTTAAATTAACTGGAACCCGAGTTTTAAAATTGGAACTTCACACAGGCGGTTGGTCAGGGAATGAAGATACCATCTCAATAATACAAGATAATGATATTTTCTGGATGATGTGTTGGGAAAAATCCCTTCGTGGAGGCCATTATTATTTTAAAATCAGAAGGAAATTATTTAAATGGACCCAACCTTAAAAGGAAATCAACCATGAGAACATGTCAGAGATGTAGAAACGAATTGCCTGAATCAGCTTTCATATCCGAAGGCACTAATTATTATCTGCACCATGTATGCAATCGGTGCAGGGACCTTATGAATCAGAGAATGGATTACTTGATCGGCGCCGATAAAGCATTTCATCATTCAGTGGGGGCGGATTATGAAACCACAGTATTATATAGGGATTTTCTCTTAGGCGAGCATGTAAATGCAGAGAATTTATTTTATAAGGAGACCTCATGACCATAAACGCAATACTATTCTTGATTGGCATCTTGCTTACCCCTTTTGCTTTTTTATATTATGGTATTAAGGGAACTTTGACTTGGTGGAAAGGATTTTTGTGGAGATGAATATTAATCTTGTAACCGATGCCAAACCAAAGCTTGGAGATAAAAAAAGAGGTCAAGAAATTGGCAAAACTCGTGGTCAATTATATTTTTGGTTAGCATGTAAAAATTGTGGAAAAGAACGTTGGGTAGCCAGAAGCCAAATACAAGACAAAAGATATATAGGTTGGTGTCGTAAATGTGGAAATTACAGAAATGGCGTACTTCAAGGGCGTAAAAATAAAAAGACAGGAAGAAGGATAAACACTACTGGATATGTTGAAATCTTAATTAATAAAGATAATCCTTATTATTTAATGGCCGAGAAATCAGGATATATTAAAGAACATAGATTAGTTATGGCTCAAAAACTTGGTAGATTATTAAAATCAAATGAACTTGTTCACCATATAAACGGAAATAAACAAAATAACAATATAGATAATTTAACCTTAGAAAACAAAAATACACATGGCTTGAGATATGCTGATGCTTATAAAGATGGATACTTAAAGGGTTATATAGATGCGATTGAAGGAAAAAAATGCGAATTAATTTAATTTCTGATTGCAAGTACCATAATTTAGCGCTAATGAAATTTTCTACTTATTATAAAGAAAGAGGCGATCAAATCTATCTCAATGGTACTGGGTTTTTTGATATGACAATAGGTTCATGGCTCTTTACTTGGAGCCAAAAACAACCAACTGATTTAGAGGGAGGCCCTGGAATAAATCCAACTATAAAAAATGAATGGTGTGACACATTAAAACCCGATTATGATTTATTTCCTATTGATTATTCTTTGGGCTTTACATGGTCATATTGCCCTCGTAAATGTCCCTTTTGTATAGTACCCCTTCAGAATAATCCCAAAGAACATCATTCAATATGGGATTTTCACGACTCCAAATTTAAAAAGATATGCCTGCTTAACAATAATACCTTTTCAGATCCCCAATGGAGACAAACCTTTGAGGAAATATGGGATGCTAATTTGATTGTGAGAGATGAAAATGGATATGATTTAAGATTATTAGATGATGAGAAAGCAAAGGCATTACATAAAACTAAATGGTCAACACCATTACATTTTGCCTGGGATTTAATGAAAGATGAAAAGGAGATCCGGCGAGGTCTTGATTTATTAACAAAACATAATCTTCGAACTACAAGCAACGGTGTTTATGTGCTAATTGGATTTAATACTACAGTGGAAAATGACATTTATAGATGCCAAGTGATTGATGATTTTGGTTTAACACCTTACCCAATGCCTTTTAATCGAACGTCCCAAGAAATGAAATTTAAACGGTTTATAAATCTCCATTATTATAGGCAATATCCAACCATTAAAGCGGCATGGGAAAATTATAAATGATAAGCGGCGAGGTTAAAATGAGGAGGAGGTTAATATGAGTATTTATTTTACAATCCCAGGTAAGCCGATAGCCAAGAAAAGGCCACGCTTTTATCGGAGAGGCAATTATGTAGGTGTCTATAATGACCAGCAAACAGAAGAAGGCCGTTGGCTATGGGAAGCGAAACAAGAACTAATTAAGCAAGGTATTTCAAAATTAATTGAAGGGCCTGTCATCTTAAAAGTCTCTTTTATTATGCCTATTCCTAAAAATACACCTAAGAAGATATTAAAAGAATTAAAGGATAGCAAAGTAATGTGGCATGACAAACGTCCTGATTTGGATAATCTAATCAAATTTGTAAAAGATTGTTTAAATAATCTCTTATATAAAGATGATAGCCAGGTTTGTTATATTGCAGCCATGAAAGTATATGGATTAGAAGCAGCTACCCAAGTCGAAATTGAGGAGATATGAAAATATACATTGCTTCAAGTTGGAAAAACCACCTAAACGGGTACATCTTGGTAGAGAGTTTGAGCCGGTAAGACGGAAAGTTAGAACGATCTTTGAAAACTGAATATTTGGTTTTACGAAATCTCTCTCACGGTAAAGATTTGAGAGAGTAATGAGGTAAAAAAAGCCCCCAGGTTGGGAGGCCTGGGGGTGATGGGGGTTAGGCAACATACTTAGTGATTAACTCTAATATAATGCCCTGCATCGATTTGTTTTCTTGTGCTGCTTTGATTTTAAGGGCTTGGCGAATAGATAAGGGTACAATCCGGATTATGATTGCAGACTCTTTTTCGTCACCTTCCTCCTTGTGGGTTTTGGCGGCCCAGTCCTGGGGGCAGCTCATGATTGATGCTCCAACTCGCAAGGCATATACGCCCGCGGTCGACAAACAAACATTGCCATATACCCCGGCCTGGTGTTTGGCCGGGTGCTCATACAAGCCTATCGATTTCCATTTGTCGTGTGCCATGACATTAAGTCCTTTCCCGCGTGTCGGATGCGCGGCCCCCAGTGAATTAATATATTGTATCATCTCTATCCATCTCTTCGGTGAGCGTGAGGCCTCTAGGGCTTCTCCACTCGTTAATATGGACGTCCGTATTTATAGGGGCGGGTGGGGGGGCTGCTCCAAATTTACCGTTAATTTTGGCGTCAGCTATCAGGGCATCACAATCGATACCGTCTAGCATACCACAATCACACCGCCCACCCATCTTGGTGACTTGGCTGCAACCATCAGCATGCTTGCCGAGCGGGGCACACATGCCATATTGCGTATCAACACTAATCCTGCGACCATCATCTATAATAGCGATTGTCTCGTTGTATTGTCCGGTCATTGTGTGCTCGTATTTAATTTCCATTTTGCTCTCCTTGTTATATGTTTGTTTTGTTATCATCTTGATTACTATTATAATCATTACAATCAACTTGTCAAGAAAAAAATGCACTTTTTTTTAAAAAAGTGAAAAAAGATTGCAGTGATTTCAATAGGCTACAAAGGGGTAAAAAATAATTGATGATTACAATGATTACAATGATTGTAACAAAGCACAGACATCTAATAAAAGTAGGGGTCTATAAGTGATTGATATTGTTGATAAAATAAAGGCAGGAAAAAAGATCGAGGCAAAGAATGGGCATTTTGAGCAAAAAGCCCATAATATCAATAATATCAATAACTTACATAAGGACATGGAGCGTTTTAAAAAAATCACAGGTAGGAATACAAAGGCCCCTCAACGATCGTTGATTGTGGGGCAAATATGGGACTCCATAAAAATTAAAGAAGGTTCACTGTTTAAGGTTCACCGTTCAAAGCCCTTCGACTCCGCTCAAGGCCATGAGCATGTCGAATGGGTTAAAACCGTGAACCTCTGAACGTTGCCCGCCAAAGGCGGGTAAAAACCCTGAACCTGCCGACTGAAAGGAGGCATACATGAAAATCGAAGACATGGGCATAGACCCGCACACAGGCGAGCATACCTGGGAGCTGACAAAGGCGGAGGCATCGATGATGGCGGCTCTTTTGCAACACCATATGGAGAATAGGATTTCTGCAGAGGAGCTGGCGGTGCAATGGCGAGAGCGCATCGGGTACCTGAGACCCTCGTATAATGAGTACCAGCGACGAATTGAGATATGGAAGCGGGAGGTGCGATCTATGGTGAATCATCTGGTGATCGATCACGACCAGCCGATCTTGAGCGCGGCCGGGCCCGGCGGGGGATACTGGATTGAGGAGAATGAGGCAGAGGCCGATGTGTTCTACGAGACCTTCAGGCGCCGGGCCATGACCGGTCTCACCAAGGCGGCGAGAGGCAAACAGGCCGTGCTGGCAGATATGGTCAAGCAGCTCACATTCGAGTTTGAGGATCTCAAAATGCCGAGACCTGCCCTGGCGGCAAAGATCAGACCCGGAATGGACTCAGCGCCGGTGGTGATGGTTTCGACCTTCCTCGATAAAATGACAAAGGAGCCTGAAAAGTATGCCAATGAGCTGAAACTTTTGCGTGACAAATTCGGGAAAGTATTGTTACCTAAAGAGATGTTCGGGGAGATCCAGGAGCTGTCACATAAATTGAGCGGACTCCTTGAAAAAGTGGCATAAAAAAGATTTTCCATATATCATAGCTGCTAATATACAGAATATTTTCTGGTTAATACTATGCGTTAATATACAGATTCTTTCCTGCTTAATACTATGCGTTAGGCCGCTTTTTTGGGACGGCCAGGTTTTCGAGAGGAAACTAATTTGAGATCAGATTTTAAAATAATCCAGTCCCTGCCGACCTTGACGGCCGGTAGGCGACCGGATTTGATAATGGCAAGCACCCGACGTGGGGAGACGCCGAGTGCTTTGGCGGCTTGGGTGGAATTAACAATCATAATAATCCCCAGCATCTGGAGCATTATGATTAAAAGTTCCATCCTTTTTCCGTGGGGTAAGATCAAAATCAGCATCAGAACGGATGTTAAAATGTTTTTCACGAAACTGGTCAAGAGCAATATGCTGAGATCGGGGGACAATCCAAAATCGATTAATTCTATCCCATCTCGCTCCAGGTATTGTTCTGATATCATCAACAGCCTCTTTCCGATATGGGAAAATAACTCGAAAATTTCCATTTTCATCTTCCTTGATTGTTATATGCATTTTTTCCTCCTTTTTGATTGTTTGTTTGATTATAATATACACCATGCGGACTAGTTTGTCAAGAAAAAAATGCATGTTTTTTAAAAAAAATGAAAAAAACATTGTAATAATATCAACCACTTACAAGGTGCTAAAAAATAATTTAAAGCGGCCTAACAAAAGCATTCACTCTGACCTGTCAGGGGCTTCGCCCCTTCCAGGCAGGTGATGCTTAACGTTAGCCTTTCTTCTTCGGGGGGCGACCGGGGACACGAATGGAAACTTTTTTGAGATCAGATTTTAAAATAATCCAGTCCCTGCCGACCTTGACGGCCGGTAGGCGACCGGATTTGATAATGGCAAGCACCCGACGTGGGGAGACGCCGAGTGCTTTGGCGGCTTGGCATGAATTAAGAATCATCAGAAGGGTATCCGATTGTGGCTGATTTTTCATATATCTCATCTTTTCGGTATGCAGTATATGGCCCATTACCAACCAGAACGATTATCTCCGGGTCTGATTCAGATTCAATAAGATACCAATCATTATTTGCGCTGGAGAACCATTCAGACAGTGAGATTTCTTTTTCAGGACAATCTGATTGTTTTTTTGTGCCGAAATCAGTATACTGGTCGTGGGCATACTCGATTAAATCTTCAATCCCCTCTAATCCATTTTCAATAGTCTGCTCTTTCGCCCATATTGTTGTTTTCATGTTTTCCTCCTTTTTGATTGTTTGTTTGATTATAATATACACCATGCGGAATAGTTTGTCAAGTGTTTTTTTAATATTTTTTCACTTTTTTTCAATAAATCGTAATTTAGCAGGTAAATCAACGGATTGGGCTATTTGGCAAGATAATTCGCCTAACAAAAGCATGCACTCGACCTGCTCCGCAGGCGAGTGATGCTTGGCGTTATGAGGTGAAATATATGCGAGACACGGGCGTACCAGATAAAAATGGAACAATAATACATGAGGGAGATATTGTCGAAGGCTGGTGTAATTCTCACAAATTAAAAGGACAAGTTTTTTATAACGGATCATCTTTTAAAATACATGAATTATATAGATGGGGTAATGGGACGTGGATCAAATCAGGCGATCTAAATGAATTTGAATATTACGGATTACAGTTGGATTATCACAAGAACGGAAAATCAGACTATGAGATTGTTGGGAATATTTCTCATAACAAATCACTGAACTCAGACCTGATTCAGGCTACGCCTGATCAGGCTGGTTAGTTCAGGCGTTATCTGTAAGGAGTAAATATGCCAATACCAGAATCATGGGAAGTTGAAATCAGGATGTCCGGTGAAACAATATTAACAATAGGGTCGTGGGGGCTTTCTGGAATCGAAAACATTTCAGATCATGCCGATTTAGTGAGGCATTGCGCTGATCATCTTAATGCTTTCATCGGTGCAGAAGAAACAGATAACCAGGCCCCTGAAGCCGACCACTAAGAAGCGGCGGCTTATTACCAAGCGTTAGCCCCTTGGAGGTTTTATGAGATTTACACTAAAGCAAGCTCAAGATTTAGTAGCTTTTTTCGGTGGTGATGAAGAAACCGAAATTACTGTAGTAGAAGTTGGAAGTGATGAACCAAGTCATTCAGGCTCAGGATTATATGCCTATCTCACAGAATATCCAGATGAAGGGTCAATGTTGTTGGGTTAACAAGAGCATGCACTCGACCCTCGGGGACTCGGGTGTGTGATGCTTGGCGTTATATTTCTTGAGGTAAAAAAATGACAAAGGACCAGGCCATTAAATGCATAGGAAAAATCCAGAACGGAAAATTTGACCGAAACGAAATTGTTGATCAAATTCCGCGCGGAAAAGTCGCCATTGCAAAATGGAATGACACAGTGTTCGCGTATGGGATGGAGTATGGCGCCATCATGGCCTTGATGAAGGCCTTCGGCATAAAAAAGAGCGAGCTGCATTGATTAAAAAAAGATTGACATCCCTTAATTAAGGATGTAATGATAGACAAAAACTGAAAAACTTATTCCGCCGCAGTAATCATGCGGCGGGATCAGGGGCGTACGAAGCCTGATTCATAGTCCCGCCTCCGATCCAGAGGCAGTGGCATAACGGCTCATCAAAGCCCGGCATTCGATTCTCAAAAGAGGACCGAACAGCCGGGCTTTTTTTATGGGTAAATTGGACGCAGATGACGCAGATAAAAACGGATATTTAAAATCCTAAAAATCCTGAAAATCTGCGTACCAAAAAAGGGCATTATGATTTGGCGGTTTTTAAAATTGATACGGCCCACGGTTTTGATTCCAAAAGATGGAATTCCGCCGGGAGCCTGGTTACGCATATCATGCGAGCCGCTCGTCTATGTATTTGTAAGCCTAAACTGAAGGTTTTTATATGAAGCCTTTCCGAATTTTTATCGATGCGGGACACGGCGGCCCATCAGACAATGGCGCGAGCTGGGGTGAGAAATTTGACTACGTCGAGGAGGATGACCTGAATCTTATTATCGCGTTTCTTCTCCGCTATGAGCTGCTCCTTGCGGATTTCGATGTGCGGATGAGCCGGGAGAAAGACGAGCCGGTCACCCTGGGGCGGAGGGTGGCGCTGGCCAATTACTGGCCTGCGGATATCTTTGTCTCCATCCATGCCGACGCCTTTCACAAAATTACCGCCAAAGGGATCTCAACACATATCTATACCCATCCCTCGCAGAATTCATTAATACTTGCCGCCTGGATCCAGGGCGGGCTTATCAAAAAATTTATCGATCATACAAATCGGGGCTTGAAAAAATCCGATTTTTACGTTTTGCATCATACCGCCATGCCGGCGGTCTTGGTGGAGTGCGAGTTTATCAGTAATCCTGAAACCAGGCGGTTTTTAAAGGAGCCCGAGCATCAGATAGAGATCGCCAGGGCCATCGGCGGAGGGATAAAGAAATATTTAGCCACGGATTCACACAGATAAACGCGGATAAAAAAAGGGGAGGTAGGACATGGGAGCAATAGCATTAGGTATAATAGGACAGTTAGTGATCCCGAGTGCGGCGGCGGCGGTTTCCATTGCAGTCGGACTAGGCGTCAAATGGCTCAAGCGCAAGGTCCAGTTCGAGGAGGGCAAACAGGCCTTGGATGCGCTGGATCAGATTGTGCAGACTACCGTCGGCAACATTGCGCAGACCACGGCCAAGGAGATGAAACGGACAACCAAAAAGGCAAATCTGACTGGCAGCCAGAAAACCTCGCTCAAGCTTATAGCGCTGAAGGATGTCAAGGCCATTGCGTCTGCGGAGCTTCAGAGGGCCGCGACCAGGACGCTCGATGACCTGGACGGGTATATCGGGCGAAAGATCGAGGATAGCGTTTTGAAACTGGGAGGATAATATCCCGATACAACTGACCAAACCGGAGGTTTAGCGTGGCTAATGATAGTGAGGCTGAAGTATACAAGGCAAAAGTTTATACGCTTAAGCGGGCGTTGCTGGGATTCCTGGGCTCCAATGGCAGGCATTATACGGACATGGACAGGATGGAGCAATCCATCGAGGATCTGGCTCAGGCGCTGAACACCAGGCTTGATCAGCAATTGATGAAGATGGAGCAGGGTGTGGTGGATCCCGAGGCCGTGCAGAGTCCAAAGGAGCGACTGGCCAGCAGATTTATGGACACGGCTGTCAAGCTTGCCAATGGCGGCAGGGTGGATAAGGAGATGGCGGATCAATTTGAGCAAGCTATCGATATGTTCGATATCGCGGCCGACCTAAAGCGCCAGGCCATGACGGCCAAGGATGCGGCAGAGACGGCGGCCATCAAACATAAGCGCGAAAGATGAGCCCGTACCTGATCAAGATGATTGCGGCGTCAAAGGATGTCGCCCTGGTGCTGAGCCTGGTATTCAATTTGATTGCATGCGCCGCTATATATAAGCTCTGGAAGAGCCGCGAGACGCTCCAGGACAAAGTGACGGCGCTGCTTACCCAGGTGATCGAGGAATTAAATCGCCGTTATTGGAGCGAGCGGCCAAGGAGTCGGAAATGAGAGTGCAAAAAAGATTCAGGCGTGCGCTCAAACAGCTCATGTTGTTTCTGAGCCTGCGTGCGCTGGAACAGCGTATCCAGCTACTGAGGGAGCAGAATGCGGGGTAAAAGCTACAGCCCGGAGATCAGACAGGATGCCGAGGACCTCTATGTGGAGGACGGCATTACCTATGAGGAGGTGGCCGGGAGAACCGGGATATCCGAGCATACGATCAAACACTGGGGCGGCGAGGACGACTGGCCGGGGCTTAGGCGTGAGTATTTACAGGCACACCGGGAGATTAACCGGAACCTGAGAAAACTCCGGCAGAGCATGATGAAAAAGGCAGTAGACAGCGACAGGCCCGACCCGCAGGATATCTATGCAATTATCAGACTAGAGCAGCTCGCACACGTCCGGGAGCGCAAGGCCGAATCCCACCAGGGTGGGACCGACATCGACCGGCCACGGCTGTTTCTGGAAGACATGGAGTTTGTAGCGGAAATTTTGAAAGAGATCGACCCGGAGGGACTAAAGACCCTGGCAAAGAATTTTGAAATAATTGTGCATCGCTTTAAGGAGAAGTATGAAAAAGCGGCCTAAAATCACCGAGTATCGATTCGATCAGTGGGCCGAGGATCTGAAATCCTGGATCCAGGAATCCGTCTCACCGTTCAAGGACGACACCCCGGAGAAACAGAAGGAGCGAATCGCACAGGGAAAGTGGGACAAACTCTTCTTTATGGAGACATACCTGCCCCATTATTTTTTCAAGCCCTTTGGTGAGTTTCATGAGGAATGGGCTGGCCTCGGAGATCTGCGGAATGAATGCGCCTTTTTGGCCGCGCCGCGGGAGTATGGGAAATCCACATTTTTCAGCTTTGGCGATCCTATCCATGATTTCGTATATGAGCTCAGGCATTTCATTGAGTTTATATCCGATACCCACGAGCAGGCTACTATGTTCACGCTGGCAATCAAAGTCGAGCTTGAGGATAATCCCAGGATTCGTCACGATTTCAGTCATCTCAAAGGCCGCATCTGGAAAGAAGATGAATTGTTAGGGTCGAATAATGTTTATATTCTTGCGAGAGGGAAAAGGGATAAATTCAGGGGATTAAAAAACCGTCAGTGGCGGCCGGATAAAATTATTCCGGATGATTTTGAAAACGATGAGAATGTGGATAATCCCAAGCTGGTAACAAAAGGAAAAAAGCTTTTGCAAGGCGCAGTCATGGGCTCGGCTGGTGAAGGATTTTGTTTCATCATGGTGGGCAATATTTTTCATCCAAAGAGCGTGCTGGCCCAGTTTATGGCGGATAAAGACGAAGAGGGCAACCCGCTCTATGTCTCAAAAATCTACAGGGCTATAGTCGATCAGGGCAAACCCACCGAGCGCTCCTTATGGCCTGAATTGTGGCCCCTTGAAAGACTCTATCAAAAACGCCGCATGATGAGCACGATGATTTTCAATGTCGAAATGATGAATCTCACCGGCGCAGAGGATAGCCCGTTCAAGGAGGGGTGGTTCAAGTATTATCGCCGGGAGGAAATCGATTTTACAAATCATCGGGTAGCCACGGGCGTGGATCCATCTGCGAAACAGGGCGAGGCGAATGACTTTAAGGCGAATATCACCGTGAGCCTGGACCCGGAAAAAATGCTTTTCTATTGCCGGCATGCGTGGATTCGCCATGCATCCCCTGGCGGGATGTTCGATGCGGCATATAATCAGGCGGATGACTATGGAGGCAGGGTCGGAATCGAGGAGAATATGCTCGAGGATTTCCTGCACGAGGCAATATACAATTACGCAAAGGACGTGGGCCGATATCTGGCCTGGCAGCCTATTAAACATACCACAAACAAAGAGCAGCGTATTATCGGCACACTCCAATATCTGGTAGAACACGGCAAAATCTTTTTTGAAAAGGGCCATTCCGATCAGGATCTCCTGGTGGAGCAGCTCATATATATCCTGAATAAAAACATTCATGATGATGGCCCGGATGCCCTGGAGATGGCGGTGAGCATGCTGCAGGGTGGGGCATTCGGGCCGGTGGAATATACAACCGTCACACCCCGCAGATTCGCGGCAGGGCAGGGAGCTTATTAGCCACGAATAGGCACGAATCAACACGAAGTTTAAGAAAAAATAAGTGAAAATTCGTGGTAAGAAATTGGTAATTGAGAGATGATCCTAGATCAATTCGGAAGAGAGATTAAGATCGAGAAAAAGCCCGAGACCAGGGAGATTGCGGTCACTACTATCCGGGACAGATGGTCCAGCTATCCCAGCCAGGGCCTTACCCCGCAGAGCCTGGCCACGATATTCAAGGAGGCGGATGTCGGCAATGTTTATCGCCAGGCAGAGCTTTTTGAGGAGATGGAGGAGAAAGACACGCATATCTTTTCCGTGTTTCAGACACGGAAAAACGCGGTGCTGGGCCTGGAGTACGAGATCCTTCCCTATTCCGAGAGCGCCGAGGATAAAAAGATCCGGGATTTTGTCGCCGATGCCATCTCCTCCATACCAAAATTTGACGATGCCATGCTGGATCTGCTGGATGCCATATCCAAAGGGTTCGCCCTTTCGGAGATCAACTGGGATGTGCAGGGAAAGCAGGCCGTGATCAAGGGCCTTACCTGGATCCACCAGAAACGGGCGCTCTTTTATTCAGATTACGCCAAGGGCCTCTGGGAAAAAGATTTCGAGATGCCCCGGATCATTACGGAGGCCGAGCAGATCAAGGGCGAGGAGATGCCGCCGTTTAAACTTATCTATCACAGGTACAAGGCGCGGTCCGGGTATGACACCCGCGCAGGGATACTTAGAACCTGCGCCTGGATGTACCTTTTTAAAAATTATGCGATCAAAGACTGGGTTGCCTTTGCCGAGGTCTTCGGTATGCCGCTCAGGCTGGGAAAATACGACACCGGGGCCAACAAGGATGATAAAGATGCCCTTGTTTCCGCCATACGGAGCCTGGGGAGCGATGCAGCCGGGATCATCTCGAAAAGCACCGAGATCGAATTCATTGAGACGGTCAAATCAGCCGCAAAGGACAACATATATAACACGTTAGCGGACTTTTGCAACAAAGAGATGTCCAAGGCCGGTCTGGGGCAGACGGCAACCACAGAGGGAACGCCCGGCAAGCTGGGCAATGAAAAGGCGCAGGATCTGGTCAGGCACGACCTGATCAAGGCGGACAATGAATCGCTGGCCACGACCTACCGGGGTCAATTATTCCGTCCCCTGGTGGGCTATAACGTTGGATGGGATAAGCCCCTGCCCTGGTTCAAATTTCATTTCGAGGCGCCGGAGGATTTAAAGATGCTCTCAGAGGTATATAAAAACCTTCACGGGATCAACCAGCCCATTTCAGCGGAGCACGTATCCGAGCGATTCAAAATACCAATGCCGAAAAAAGGCGAGACGGCCCTGGAAAAATCCTCCGGGCCATTCGCGATGAAAAGGACTATTGCAAAAACGGACAGCCCGCCCGAGGCGGGTAATTTTACGCCTGAACAGGAGAAGATAGAGGGATTGATCGGGGAGAGCGTGGATCTTGCAGCCCGAGCGATGTCTGGCCTCCAGGAGCCGGTAAAAGCATTAATCACAGAGGCCACATCCCTCGAGGAAATCAGGGATGGCCTGTATTCGCTCTATGGGGCGATGGACCAGAAAGACCTGGAAGAATTAATTGCGCGGGCCATGTATGTGGCGGAGCTTTACGGGCGGAGCACGGCGAAGAGATAATGCCTTTCGACTTTGCCATTCGGCCTCGAACTCATGGCCGAGAGGCTCAAGGCCATGAGCGTGTCGAATGGCAAAATTATCAATTTAAAATTATCAATTCAAAATTAACAATTTAAAATTGAGAGCTGCTAATTGACAATTGAGAATTTACAGCCACTGCCGTTTGAGGAGGCCATCGAGGCCTTTAAGGGCTTATTGCCTATGACGGCGGATGAGTTTTACGCCCTCACAAAGGAGGCGCAGGCAGCGGCCTTTACCGTGGCGGGTGTTGCCCGGATGGATGTTTTAGTTGATTTGCATAAGGCAATCGAGAAGGCGATATCCGGGGGTGAAACCCTGGCGGATTTCCGAAATAGATTTGATGACATCATGGAGACACGGGGCTGGGCAGCCCCGGCGGATATGACGCCGTGGCGATTAGAGACGATCTTTCGCACAAATGTGCAAACATCATATTTAACCGGGCGCTATAAACAGATGGCAGAGCAGAAAGATGCATTTCCCTTCTGGGAATATGACGCGGTCAATGATTCCAGGACACGGCCGAGCCATGCAGCCCTGGACGGCAAGATATTTCCGGCGGATGATCCCTTCTGGGATACCTGGTATCCGCCCAATGGCTACAATTGCCGGTGCGGCGTGAACCCGGTGAGCAAACATGAAGCGGATAATGAGACGATAGAAACTCAGGATCCCACTAATTCCTTGATCGAGCCTATCGATCCGATCACAGGCGAGAAGATGCCGGCAAGGCAACTGATACCCGATCCAGGCTGGGATCATAATCCGGCCAAGGAAAGATGGCAGCCGGATCTGAGTAAGTATCCGGAAGAATTGCGGGAACAATTTGAGGCGTAAAGGTTCAAGGTTCAAGGTTCAGAGGTTCAAAGGTTAACCCTGAACGGTGAACGGTGAACCTGGAACCCCGACTAAAAGGAGGCACATGAAAGCATATCTCATTTTAAAGCAGATCGAAGGAGCGCCGGGTGAATTCCAGGCGCTGCCCTTTGGCAAGGTGGAGATCGAAGGCGAAGAGGATGCCTTTGTGGATGAGGAGGCAATGGATGCCATCATAGCCGAGTTTGAGCGCAGGGGAAACGATATAGTGATCGACTATGAACATCAAACCCTCACAGGAGAAGAGGCCCCTGCCGCGGGTTGGCTGCGTAAGTTTGTGAAAAAAGGCCAGGAAGGGCTCTGGGCCGTAGTGGAATGGACGGAAAAGGCAAAAGACTATCTCACAAAAAAGGAATATCGATACTTTTCGCCGGTCTTTTGGGTAAGAGAATCAGACCGGAAAGTCGTTTCGATCGAGAATATAGCGCTTACGAATTTCCCGAAGATCAACAATCTGCACCCAATTATGGCGAAGATAAATAGCGACCTGTCGAGAGCCTCTAGGTCGAACGATTTTAATAACCTAAATAATCCGGCTCATGAAGAGCGGGAGCAAAAGGAGGGAATGATGTTAGAAAAACTTAAAAAGTTATTTAAGTTGGCAGCGGATGCCGACGAGGCAAAGGTGGTTGGGGCCGTGGAAGCGGTCGTGGCCAAAAACACAGAGCTTGAGAAGGCTAAGAAAGGCAGCGCCGAAGTGGTTGCCTGCAAAGAGGTTCTGGAGGCGCTCACACTGAAAGAAGACGCTACAAAAGAGGCTGTGATCACGGCAATCGGTGGCCTGAAATCGACCGATACCGCAGCGCAGGTACTCAGCCAGCAGGTGGCAACGCTCACCAAGGAAATCGCCAAAATGAAGCAGGACGACCTGGTAGAAGTGGCGCTCCTGGAAGGCAAAACTTCCCCGGATGAGCTGGACAAATGGGCGCGTGATCTGGCCCTGAAAAGCCCGGAGCAGTTCAAGTTGATCGTGCTCTCGCGGCCCAAAGGCAGCGTCGTTCCCGTGAGCGACATACCACCCGGACCAGGACCACAAGGCGAGGTTCTCAACGACGACGTCCTCAATGTGGCTAAGCTCATGAATGTGAGCAAAGAGGATCTCAAGAAATATGGGGGACTTCAATAACATCGCCACAAAGACACCAAGACACCAAGAAGAGAATAATAAATAAAAAACTTCGTGCCTTTGTGACTTAGTGGCAAAAAAAGGAGATTTAAAATGACAGCATTAACGGAAGACAAAAAAATGCAGTACACCGAAGGGGTGGAACTGCCCTATGAAATATACCAGGCTATCGAGATTTTCGCAGGCAGCTTCGTCTGTGTGCGGGCCGATGGGTATGCCACGCCCGGCAATGACGCCTCCGGGCTCATCTTTCAGGGCGTGGCCGTCGAGTATGTGGATAACTCCGATGGCAGCAGCGGCGATAAGACCGTGGTCCTGCGAAGGCGCGGTCTGTTCAAGGCGATTCTGGGTACGGCCATCACCATCGCGAACGTGGGAGACAGCGTCTACCTGGTGGACGATCAGACCGTGGATGTGGTGGGCGAAACAACGCATGACATTTTTGCCGGCATTATTGCGGGATATATCGATACCACCCACGCGTGGATTGACATCGAGCCGGCCATACGCCAGTCCGATGCGGCGGCCCATATCGCAGACGGCACCGCGGCGCATGCGGCATCCGCCATCAGCATCGCGGATGCGGGCACGTTCACAAGCGAGACCGAGGTGGAAGCGGCCCTGCAGGAGATCTACCAGCACCTGATCAGCATACAGAAATTCATACCGATCCCCCTGACATCCTGGATGCTCAGCGACGGAACAAACACGGTTACTTTCGGAGGGCCTGCAACCGATCCGATCCTGGATATGGTCAACGGCGATACGGACAGCGCACTCAGGTGGGCATGGGTGGCTACCAGCGTGGTGGCGATTATCGTTCAAGTGCCGCTGCCACCGGATGTAGACGTCACGAAAGACCTGGTTCTGCACCTGCTCACCAAGAAGGATGCAGATGCCAATACAGTGACCCTGGCATCGGATGTCTACTTTATGGACGGGGACACCAAGGTGGAAGACGTCACGGCTACGATTGCTCAAGCATTCGGAGAGACCATAATCACGATTGCGGCCGCGGATATCCCGGCAGGGGCACAGACGGTTACCATCGAGCTGACCCCGAGCGCGCATGCGGGTGATGCGCTCTATGTGCAGGGGTCCTGGCTTGAGTATGCGTCCAAGCTCCTGGCATCGTAAATTAATGCCACAAAGGCACAAAGGCACAAAGTTTAATATATAATTTTATCTTCTTAGTGTTTTAGTCTACCTGCGCCGTTGGCGCGGCAGGCAGGTGTCTTAGTGGCGAATAAAAAAGGAGGTTTTATCATGTTAGTAAACAAAGCATCACTCACAGCGGTTTTCATCACGTTGATGACTACCTTCAACAAGGCATTCGATGCGGCCCCGGCTATATGGCAGCAGACCACTATGCTGGTGCCCAGCGGATCGAGCCAGAATGATTACACCTGGCTTTCCCGCTTCCCGAAGATGCGCCAATGGCTGGGCGATAAGGTCGTCAAGGCCCTGGAGGCATTTCAATACACGGTGGTCAACAACGACTGGGAGGCAACCGTAGAGGTGGACCGCAACGATATCGAGGACGATAATCTGGGTATCTATGCGCCACAGGCCCAGGAGGCAGGGTTCAGCGCCAAGCAATTACCGGATGAGCTCGATGCGGATCTCAAAAACAATGCCTTTACCAATGTGTGCTATGACGGCCAGTTTTTCTATGACGATGATCACGATGTGGCCGGCTCGAGCGTGAGCAACCTGGGCACCGCGGCTCTTTCAGCAGCCACTACTGCCCTGGCAGCCGCGAGTTACGGCGCCGCCCGATTAGCGATTATGAGCTTCACGGACGACGATAGCAGACCTCTCGGCCTGATCCCTGATCTGCTCGAGGTTGGGCCTGCGTTGGAGACCACGGCAAAGCTGCTACTCGAGAGCGACAAACTCACCGACGAGAGCCCGAACCCATACAAAGGCACTGCAAAACTGCTTCTCAATCCACGATTGACCAGCACAACCCAGTGGATGCTCCACGTGACCAATAGGCCGTTAAAGCCCTTTGTGTACCAGGAACGGAAAAAGCCGGTTTTCGTGCAACAGACCAGCGAGGAATCCGATAACGTTTTCATGCGGAAAAAGTTCCGTTTCGGCACAGAGGCACGGGCAGCCGGGGGTTATGGATTGTGGCAGATGAGCTACGGAAATAAGGGTGAAGCGTAATTAATCTGGACGCAGATTTACACAGATAACGCAGATAATTTTTTTTAAAATCCTGAAAATCATGAAAATCTGCGTCCTATAGGAGGGTTTTATCATGATCCGAATACGGAGTAAACGGCATAATTTTCGCCGGTGTGGTGTGCCACATCCAAAGCAGCCGGTTGAATATTCCGATGATCGATTTTCAAAAAAAGAGCTTGAGATCCTGCAGGCAGAATCTATGCTCATTGTGGAATTGATTTCCGATGAGGTAGAGCCAGAGCCAGAACCGGAGCCCATAATTATCAGATATGATCCCGATGAAGACGATATTATGATTGCGGCGAAATATGCCATTGCAGCGGGCAAAGTAACCAAAGATGGCAAGCCACTTGTAGACGCGATGGAGGCAAAGCTCGGCAGGGATATCAACGCGGCTGAGCGGGATGAGGCCTGGGAGAAGATAAGCAGGCAGTAGACGACAAAAAGTAGGACAGGCGTCCCGCCTGTCATAAAGGAGCGTGTATGTCTTATTCCACTGAAGCCGATATCCTGGAGCAGTTGGATGAGGATATCCTTATCCAGCTTACCGATGATGCGGATGCAGGGACAGTCGATGATGACGCGGTAACCCGGGCCATTGCGGATGCGGACTCTGAGATCGATGCATATTGTGGCAAGCGATATAGCGTCCCATTCAGCACTGTGCCGCCCAGGGTTAGAAAATTGTCCGTGGATATTGCCATCTATGATCTCTATGCACGCAGAAAAGGGGCGCCGGAAGACCGGAAGACACGGTATGAGAATGCGATACGATTCCTCAAGGACGTGGCCAAAGGCGTGGCTACCCTGGGCGAAGATGACCCGGACGGAAGCCCTGCCGAGGCCAATACGCCTGATATCGATCAATCGGACCGGATCTTTACCAGGGATAAGATGAAAGGGTTTTAGCTGCATGAATGGAAAAGTGGCGAAAAAGATCAGGAAAGTCGCCAACAAAAGATATATGGCGATGATACGGGCGATCGGGAAACTGCCCTTCAGAAGGCGGCTCTGGTTTGCCTGGCGGATCGTGCGAGGATTGAAATGATTACCCTCAAAATCAGCATCAAGGATATTGAAATGAAGACTGCGCTCAAGGGTCTGTCCACACGGCTCAGCCAACCCAGGAAGGCGCTGAGCGAATGCGGGCTTGTCCTATTGAGGTCGATTGCCAAAACATTCAAGGCAGGCGGCAGGCCGGTACGATGGAAGCCCAGCAAGCGGGCGTTATCTGGCGGGAAAACCCTGATCGACACGGCCCGGCTTTTGCGCTCGATCACCACGAAAGTGTCGGGCAAAACACTGGCGGTCGGGACCAACGTCAAATATGCTGCCATGCATCAGCTCGGCGGAAAGGTCGCGGGAAGGACTATTTTTCCAAAGCGCGCAAAGGCCCTGCGCTGGATCGACAGGGGCGGAAATGTGCGATTTGCAAAGAAGGTCACGATTCCGGCTTTTGATATGCCAGCCCGGCCATTTCTGGTAATTCAGGATGAGGATTGGCGGGTGTTCGGGAAGATATTCGGAGAATATCTTACCAGTAGCTAATAGCCATTTGCTTATGGCTGCAAGTATTCGCGGAGCCAATCTATGAAAGCCTTATTAACAGCCATTAAAACACAGCTTAAGACGGATTTAACGTACGTCCGTGACAGCGATATATATGTCACCGAAGATGAGCGCATGATCCCGGAGGCGGTCAAGTTCCCGGCGGTGGGCATCAAAGATGGCGCGATCAGCTATAAACAGGCCACCAAATCGCAGGAAGACCAGGAGCTGCAGGTGAAGATCATCACGTACCAGGAATTAAGAAAACCCGAGGCATCCATTATGGGGGATACGGCAACCAGTAAAAAAGGCGTATTGGATATTATCGATGGCGTGATTACAGCCCTGAAAAATAATTTGCTCTCCGGGATAGTGGATAGCGCCTTTCCCATTGCGGAGTCAGAGAGTGAGCTCCTTGCGGATGAGGAAACCGCCATCGTAATGAAGAGCGTAACCATGCAATATTTTAGATATTAGGAGGCAATCATGACAATAGGAAAAGGATTTGAAGGGATTTTGGGGGTCATAATGGAGGCAGCCTGGGGGACGGTGCTCGAGGTGGATGAGGCGATTCCATTCGTGAGCGAATCATTCGGCCGGGAGATCGAAAAACACGCGGACGAGGTATTGCGGGGCATGGCGGGCGCAGGCGCGAGCATTGCGGGAAACAAGACATTTCCGTTTACCATCCCGGCGAAATTGACATATGAGGATCTCGATCTCTTGATTGCCATTGCGATGGGCGCGGCAGGCTCGCCGAGCGCAAACGGTGCGCTCTATGACAACACCTATTCCCTGGCGGAAAATCTGAGCTATTTTTTCACGGCGGCGGTCTACAAAGGTGTGAGCGTGTGGGAGTATGCGGGCTGCAAGCTCGACACCATGAAGATCTCGGGGGAGGCAAACAAGCCCCTGGATATCGAGTTTGGCGGGGTATCCAAGGATCTGGACCTCTCATCGGCCACCAACACAGCCGGTGTTTTACAGGCGCTCTCCACAGAGGATGCGGCCGCCAAGATCATGTTTTCCGACCTGGAATTCAAGATTGCGGCCCAGGCAACTGCTTTAGCTGGCGAAAGCGAAAAAGGCATCAAATCCTTTGAGCTGAGCCTGGCCAACAACATGGCCCTGGACCAGTTTGATAATACGGGTGAGGTGATTCTTGAGCCCCAGAGAAACGGGTTTCGAGAGATCAAATTCACCTTTGCAGTGCCTCGATATGAGGCGGATACATATCTCGACTGGCGTGATGCGGATACGGCCCTGCACGCATGGCTTAAGTTCACATCGGGCGATTATGTGTTCGACATTCATCTGCCGAAAATCAAAATCGATAAGGCGGACGCGCCGGTGGGGGGCCCCGGACTGATTGAGCAAAGCATCGAGTGCACATGTTTTAGAGATCCCGGGTCCGTGTCTGAAAGTTTCACGCTGACCGATGAGATGGAGATCGATGTCACCAACGCGCGGAGCGCAAGCCCGCTGGCGTAAGGACAGGCCTCACGCAAAGGCGCTAAGGTTAAAAACAATACAGGCCTCACGCGAAGGCGCCTGTCTGCGCCTGCCTGTGCGTTGCACGCAGACAGGTGCAACGCACAGGCAGGCAAAGGCGCTAAGGTTAAAAAAATTGAGGTAAAACGATGGCACAAGGAGCAGGTTTTTTATCAAAGACGGCCTGGAAGAAGGAAGATAAACAGGGAGCATATGCCACGCCTATCGAGTGCGGGGCTAATGAGCAGCAACCCCTGATCACCGAGGGATTATCCAGGGATATCGAAAAGGAGCTGGATAATGTCATCCGCTACAAGGCGGGGTATGGCCAGAGCGATGTGATTGGCAAGCTCATTAACGGCCCGATTACGATTGAGGCGGTCTATAGAGGCATCGAGTCCATGATTATTGCGGCAATGGGGTTTTCCAATTATTCAGCCAGCCCGGAGACCGTGGACACGGGCGTATACAAACACACAATCGAATTGGCCGAAAATCTGCACACACAATCCTGGGCCGCAGGCGACGGCATCCTGGGAGGATCGGGCTACCTGGCAGGGGATAACAAGATCAGAAGAGGCACTCTATGTATCGACAAAAGCGTTTCGATCTGGGAATTAATCTCCTCTATGATCAACAGCATGACTATCCACGGGGACTCAAAGGGCGTGCGAATCGATTTCGACCTGCTGCCTTATAACCTGGACCGTGCATCCGCGGTCAATACCTCCTCGGCCGCATGGTCGATCATCAATGATGACTGGCTCTCAATTATATTCCAAGATCTGGTGTTATGGATCGATGATTATTCGGATTCCGTGGCCCTCACATCCGGGGATGCAATCGGTATCTCCGCGTTTGAGATCAAGCTGGAAAATAATCTGAAGATGGAAAAAGACAGCCTTTCCGGCCTGTATATCGCGGAGCCCAGGCGGGAGGCAAAGCGCATCGTCACCGGTAGCTTTACAATTCCGAGATACGAAAACGACACCTTCCTGGACGACTACGACGCCCAGAACGCCTTGATGGCCGTGCTCAAATTCACCGGCTCCCAGATAGGGGCCACCGGCTACTACCGGACATTCTGGATCTGGCTGCCGACACTTAAATTCGATAAGGTGGACGCCCCTATGGGAGGCCCAGGAATTATCCCGGTGGAGCATACCTTCACCGCAGAGATCCCCGCGGCATGTCCCGCTGGATTTCCAACCCAGGCCACAAAGGAAATGGTGATCCAGATGCAGAATGATTTAAATAGCAACCCATTGATTTAGGTTCAACGGTTCAACGGTTCAACTGTTCAACGGTTTTAATTTTGTTTTAACCGTGAACCTCTGAACCGTGAACCTCTGAACCCCAACTAAAAGGAGCGACAATGCCTATAGAACTGACGAAGGATGTGGAACGCCTCGTATACACGCACGAGGACTCCGAAATATACTATAAACGCATGAGCAAAACCCGGAACAACTTCATCCAGAAAAAACACACCAAGCGAGGTGTGCCGGATTGGAATGAGGTGACCGATGAAATCATGAAGGAATCCATCCTCGGGTGGAAAAATGTTAATGATGGACACAAACCGGTTCCCTTCAGCCCCGAACTAATCGCGAAGCTGCCCCTTGTAGTCCATAACGATATGATTGATCTGATCCTGGGCGAAGGCGCATATCAGGGGGAGGACTCCCCTGAAAAAAACTCCGGGACTTCCTCGTCTGGCAAATAACGCACAAAACAAACTGCATCGAATGCAGGGCCGCCTACGAGGAAGATGACAGGGATCCGCCGTGTGAAGAAAAAGCCACAGGCATCTGCCCTATAGGGGCGGTCGATCTTTTGCCCGAGAATCAATTGGCAGTAGATTTATGGAATAAAATCCAGGCCGTCGGCACGGAGTTAACATTTCGGATGATGAGCCTGACGCTCACACATCGGGAGGCAGAGGACCTGCTTGAGAAACTGACCCTCATAGCAGGCGTGATCGCAGAGATGAGGGAAGAGAAGGAAGGAGCACAGTAAGCAGTAGGCAGTAAGCAGTAGGCAGTAAGCATGGGTGCTTACTCCATACTCCATACTCCATACTGCCTTTAGACGGGAGGTTTTATCATGACTCACTTAACATGGGCAAATGACACCGCAGTCAACCCGACGAACCTGAACAAACTGACGCAGGAGGATGACCTGAAGCCGCCTGCGGCGAAGGCATTTGCCGGGAGCACAGGATATACTATCACGCATAATTATGGCCACACGGATTACCAGGTGATTATTAATCCGGTGGCGGACCCTGCGGGATTCCTGGGCGAGATATGGATAAACAAGGCGGCGAATACGGCCGTGGTTTATAACAGCGGATCTGCAACCGGCAATTTTGATTACGTGATAATACCACATGCATAAAAAGCAAGGTTCACCGTTCACGGTTCACCGTTCAAAGTTAAAACCCCTGAACCTTGAACCCCTGAACCTTGAACCCCGACCAAAGGGAGGCAATATGAAAGCAAAAATCACAAAAAAGGGCGCTAAACTTACCATCGCCGGATTCACCTTCTCAGGGGGAGAAGGAATAGGCGCTGCGAAGATCAGCGGCAAGAGCATAGACCTGACGCCATACGCGGGCCAGTATGTGCGGATCTGGCTGGACTATGACGGGGGATTTTCCCTGGATCCCAGGAAAGATCACTTCTGGCAACTCGCTGAGTTCCAGGTACCCGAGCAGGTCTATAAGGAAGTTAAAGGCACGGATCCTGAAACAAAGGAAGTGGCTATTACTCTTGAGGCTCTGCCCCTGGATTTGAGCGCAACAGAGATCAGGACCTGGGAATTACCGGCGTAAGATTTAGCCACGGATTCACGCAGATAAGCGCGGATTAAAAAAAATAATATCCGTGGAAATCTGTGCGGATCCGCGGCAAAAGGTTTTTATTATGGGCAATAAAGTAAGCATAGAACTCACGGTCGATGACAAGGGATCAGCCGTTGTCAAAAAATTCAGCGACACCGCAGCCAATAAAGTCAAGTCGATGTCCGACAGGTCTGTGGGGCATTTGAAAAAGCTAAGCCTGCAATTCTCCAAAGGTCTCGGTGGGGCATTGTCGAAAATTGGGCGCTCGTTGACCAGCCTTAAAGGGATCGCTATCGGCGCATTAATGGGCTGGGGCATCACAAGGTTGATAGGCAGTTTCGAGCGGCTCTCCGCGACCCAGGAAAAGGCCGAGGCGGGGATGGTTGCCGCCATGAAATCTATGGGCCGCTATAGTGAAGGCTTTGAAACAAAGATCAAGGGCACGGCCTCCGCCTTGCAGGGTATGTCCACATTCGGAGATGAGGCAATCCTGATGGGGACAAAATTTTTAATGACTTATAAGGATATCGGCAATGATGTTATGCCGCAGGTAATGGCGACCATGACAGATCTCGCAGCCCTTATGAAGGGGGATTTCGTCTCCGCTGCTAACATGTTGGGCAAGGCTTCTATGGGGATGACCGGCGAATTGCGGCGTGTGGGTATTACCGTCGATCAAGCTACATTCGAATCGGAAGGGTTTATCGGCGTTTTAAGGCAGATACAAGAGCAGGTTCATGGCCAGGCCGGGGCCCTGCGGGCAACGAAATCAGGCGGTCTCGAGGCATTTGGTAATGTGGTCGGCGATGTGAAAGAAAAGATCGGATATCTAACAACAAGCGTGAAGACATTTATTGCTAATGCGCTATTACCGGGCGTTAAGGACATAAACACTGCTCTGAATCAGCTTAAAGAAACAGGCAAACTGGACGAATGGGCCAAAGAGATGGGCCTAAAAGTGCTTAATGTGTTTCAAACGATAGCCCTTGGAGCGGCTGGAATTGCCGATACGATTGGGGGTGCAATGCGGTCCATCTGGGCGGAAATAAATACTCTCTGGACAGGATTCCAGAGTTTGCCAGGTTGGATACAGGGAGCAGGACTTATAGGCGCTTTTCTATATGGGAAAAAAGGCGCAGTGATTTTAGGCGGGGGCTTACATTTGGTGACGGCGTTCAAAAATACGTACCAGGGGCTGAGCCAGGTGCTCCAGGGAAATATAACCCTGACAGAAATGGCCTCGATGAACTTTGACCAATTAAGGAATAAACTCCAGGAACTTAGAGATCAAGGCATTATACCAGCGCAAAATGCGCTTGCAGGGACCTTGCCGACGCTTGCAGAAACTGGGAAATATACCAATCAAGTAGCTCTATTTTTTGGAAAACTGCGCGATACAATAGGAAAGGCCGTCCCAACTATCCTCAACGACCTTGCAAATGTTAAGAACAACGCAAAAGATACAGTGGCGGCATTAGCCGGTGTGGCCAATGAGGCCCTGGGATTGTATCAAAAACTGTATGCGCAAACAGGCATGGAAGAGTATGCGGAAAAGGCTGTAGAGATATACAGCAAGATATTAGATGCCGATGAAAGACACTGGACTCAAATCCTTGGGAATGCGGATGACGCTAATATCCTGAGGCTCCAGAAGGAACAGGAATTTTTGGAGGGCCTCTATGGTGTTAATGACGACATCTTGCAAGCGGAGAGCGAGCTTGCCAGCGCCCGGGTCACTATTGCGGAAAATGGAGCGCAGCAACGATTAGAGACGGAACGGAACCTTGCCTCTCAAACACAAGACCTCTTAGGGAACAGCTCCCTCGGCGGCTCCGGGGGCGGGAGCTCCGGATATTATGATTGGGGGCCAACCGGTGGCAGCACCGGCATGTCGTATCCATTCGGCGACACAGGCGTCCCGGCACACCAACTGGGCGGCCCTATCCCTGGGGTAGGTACAGGAGATAAGGTGCCCCTAATGGCGGAGCCCGGTGAATACATGATCAACAGGCCAGCCGTTCAGAAATATGGTCCTGATATTTTTGAGGCGCTTAACAAAAAACAAATTGAATTCCTCTCAGGCGGAAAAATTGTAGAGCGCATCTCAAGCCATGAAATAAATGCCCGGAATACTGAAAACATCATCACCAGACAACTGGGCGGCCCTGTGGCGCTTAGGGGATCAGCCGGGGCAATGGATGAATCCTATGGCAACGCATCTTCCCCTGTCACCCCAACTCCTATCCCTCGCCTTAGATTTCAAAGTGGGGGGATTATACCATCTGCTTCATATTCGTTTGCAACGCCGAGAACCGAGTCAAAACAGATTAAAATCGAAGGTGATATTATTATCAATGTACCCGAATCCGCGGCCCCGCAGCGGCCCGAGGATTGGCGCTATATTACCAGGGAGTTTATTATCCCTGAAATAGAAAAGGCGGGCGGGCATGCCTAAATACAACGGACAATTATCAATAGTCAATACTCAATAGTCAATACAAAATGCCTAATATCAAATTCACAAAAGGCGGCGACGATTTCACATTCTCTAAAGGCCGGAGTTATCCCCTGGATGACCCGATCCAGGTGAACGTGCCGGTGGATTATTCCGAGGGCGGCCAGCTCTACGCCTATGACAAAGGCATCGAGGAGCAATTCTTCAACATTGTATTCGAGCGGATTCCACAGGTGGATTTTGATAATTTTGAAGACTGGCTTAAAAACATCGCAGTGGGTCCGAAGAACACCTTCACCTATACCGATGAGGACGCAAACGATCATACCGTGCGCCTGATGAATACACAAAATTCACTCAAGGGCGTGGCGGCGGAAATGTTCAGTGGAACCATAAATCTGCGAAAGGAAATCTAATGGACACTATGAAATTATATCGCCTGTTGCAGGCGCATGTCGGCAAACTCAATCATCTGGTAGTCGGCCTGTATAAAGGGGAGATCACAGTTGACGAGGCCCTGAAAGAGGCCAGGCCCGAGATAGAGAAGCTGCGCAATGAGATAAATCCGGATCAGGAATGATATGCGATCTTTTAACGCAAATTTTAACACGGAAAAAAACAAGCGGGCCGATGGGCCGACCCCTATAAATTTGCTGAAATTCAATTTTGCAACGCCGGTATATCTTTCGGACAGGGATATAACCCCATCCGGCGGCCCGGCGCACCAGGGCCTGATTAAGAACTGGGGATTCGTAGACACGGCGGCAACGCAGACCCCTGGCCGGAGTATTTTAGGCCGGATTGATATAGCGGATTTACAGCTTCAGGTGATCAACACGGAATCGCCTCGTTTTAGCGATAATTTCACAAGCGAGGATCCACCGGAGAATGTGCTCGTTGAGCTGTGCCAATGGTTTGAGGGCACTATATACAGCGAAAGAGAGCCGCTCTTCAAGGGTTATGCCAGGCAGAATGAATACACCGAATATGTCACAAATCTCACCGTCCAAACGATCTTCGTCAAGTACAATATAAAAATCGGGGATGACCGGGTTCTCAATGGCGCCAATTTTCCGAATATCGACCCGGACGATAGCGGCAAGATGCAAAATATCTTGTATGGCTCCTCCCTGGATGTGCCCTGCCTTGCCCTGGCCGCAGGCGCTGTGGATTATATCCAGAATGATATCACCTCATCCCAGACGACCATTGAATTAGCCGATGCCTCGGAATTCCCCGCATCCGGGGTAGCGGGCATCGATGCGGAAAAGATACAATACACGGGAAAGACAGGCAATACGCTCACTGGAATCACACGAGGATATGACGGCACAGACGCAGCGGCCCATGTCGCGTATCGGGCATGCTGGGAAGAATTGACCCAGATTGTGTATCAGGTGGCGTCCCATCCGGTCAAGACCATAGGCGATGTCTTTTTGAAGATGGAAAGCGGCTACAGGCGCGGGTTTAAGGTGACCTCGATTGTCACCACATACACAGGCCAAACCGGGCATGAACTCGCAGGATATGAAGGAATGGCGGTATTTACCGTGCCCGCGAAACTCACAAAACAACAGGCCATCGATCTGCTGGTTGATGACGGCATGACAGTCGACGACGCAACCGATGTTGTGGATACCATAGGCGTGAATGACGGCATTGGCGTGAATGACGGGATAAGCGTCATAGATGGCATCACAATAGCGGACACCATTGGGGTGTACGAGGGGCTTCATACCCATACTTACTCAGGCAGCTCTAAAGTGACCCGATCCGGCATAAGCAGCGCTGATCCGACAGGCAGGTGGAATAATGATGCCAATGCCTATGACAGCAATGAAACGACCTATGCATATAATTCGGCGTTCGCTGACAACGATTTTTTTACGATATATTTTGACGAGACAAACCTTGGCGCGGTTACATCCAGACGGGTCAAGATCGTATATTCCGGTGGAGGACCAACCTATTATAATGATCTTAAGGTCAGGATTGGTTCGGAGGCCTATCAATCTTTCCCGGGCACGGGAGGCGTCGCAAACAAAGAGACTATTTATAGGACCTTTGGCGGCGCTTCCTGGGACCTCGATGTGCGTTTCATGAACGATGATGTGCATGGAGCGCCGACTACCCGCATCTATGAATGCAGCGTAGAGGTGACATATGGCCCGGGGATTAGCACCGACCCGGCGGATGGGGTTGTAAAAACAGGCGCTGCCAGCAAATCCGGCAATGCCACAAAAGACGGGAGCGCCACAAAAACAGGCGCTGCCACAAAAGATGGAGCTGCCACAAAGTCGGGGACCGTCACCAGACAGGGAGCTATTACGCTGGAGGGAAATTCCATTGCGGATGTGATCATCGGGAAGGCGGTGGTTTGTGAGGCGGACGGCTACCAAGACGATGGCGCAGGCACATACACCGGCACGCCCGCTGCCCTGATAGAGCGCCCTGATCATGTATTCAAGCATCTCTGGTGTGTGATCCTGGGGGCGCCCAGCGGGGATATCGACGCTGCAACTTTTGCCAGCGCCGGCGTTTTTTATGCCGCCAACAGCTATGCCTTTTCATTGCTTATCAATGAGCCGGTTGTGGCGGAGGATCTTCTTGTGAGGCTGGCCCTTCAATGCCGCTCGCGCTTTCTTGTAAGCGCTTATGGCAAGGCCAGGCTTATTGTGCGGCGGCTCAGCCAGGCGAGCGGGCATGCTATTCCGAAAAACGAAATAAAGCGGGATTCTATGTCTATACACCGGAGTGACATTGCAGACCTGATCAACTATTTTAATATTTACTATAACCTCAACCATAGCGGCAGTTCAAAAAACCCGGAGGATTATAAATCATCGAAAGAATTTAATGATGGAACATCCGTGGCTAAATACGGCAAGCAGACCTGGAATGGCAGCCAGGATCTGTTTTTGTTTAATGCTGTCACCCTGGATGCAATGGCATTGGATGTTGGCAACTTTCTGCGGCAATATCACTCCACCGTGCGCAAAATCCCTAAATTCGGGGTATTTCTGGATAACCTGGAGATCGAGCCGGGCGACATTATCGATGTGACGCACGATCTGGATTCCATGAGTGGGTTTAAGTGTGAGGCGCTAAAGTGCCTGCATCACCTGGGATCCCGCAAGGCCATAGATTATCAGGAAGTGATTGCAGTGGAAAACCGGTGGGGGGAGTAAATAACAATTAACAATTAACAATTATCAATTGAAAATTAAAAGATGGCAAAAATAATCCTTGGCATAGAGCATCTTCGATGCCCGCGCTGCGGGCGGATAAATGCGGTTGAAATCCACAGCGATCTGTCTAAAAGGGATTGGCTGATATGTAGATTCTGCGGATACCGGGCGGTCATAAATTTTGCGCCAATCCTGGATAAATATGGCCTGTCACACGCCATGAGCAGACCCGAGCGGCGGGATTTTGGAAAACACTTACAGAAGGATTTAACAAAAATTTAGCCGCTGATTTACGCGGATCGGCACGGATAAGAAATAAGAAATATCCGTGAAAATCTGTGAAAATCCGTAGCCTCCGGCTCGTAGATCCTACGGCTCGGAGAGCAAAAAAATAGGAGGCAATTATGAGCTTATTAGACTTTTCATTATGGGACAACTACAAACACGCTATCGAGGCGGTGAGCGGCGGCAAAAACACCGTTATTTTCGATGACCAGAACCTGCCATCTGTGATGGTGCGGTTCCCGCGCATTAACTTCGCCGATGTGGGTCTCGCCAAGCCAGGAGGCGCCCCTGCAGGGGAATATGGCGAGGCGATGCCGGCATTTCGCTGCGATGGCGCCTTCGGGGAGACGGGCCTGGTGCCATGTATTTACGTCGGAAAATATCAGGCGTATGGATATGGCGACCGCGCCTATAGTCTGCCATTCAAAGACCCGAAAAACACCATAGATTTTGATGATTCCAAAACATACTGCACCAACAAGGGCACAGGCTGGCATCTCATGACCAATGCTGAATGGGCGGCAATCGCCCAGTGGTCCCGGGAAAACGGCACAATGCCTCGAGGAGACAACAATTATCTTGAAGACATCGCCGAGCCACATGAAAGCGCCATCCCAACCCAGGCAGGCATCGTAAAGGGAACCTCAGGCACAGCCCGATCGTACACCGGCAGCGGCCCGGATGCCTGGAACCACGATCATGGACCCTTTGGCATCGCCGATCTCAATGGCAATGTTTGGGAATGGACAGACGGTCTGAAAATATTGGCAGGCGTGGCAAAAATTATGCCCGACAAAGACGGCACCGATCCTGGAAATGATTTCGGAACCATCGAGGCATCTTGGATTGATACAACAGTGGATATCACAAATGGCCTGACAACTGGGCATAAAATTTTAACCCTCAAAGTGGGCGATAACTGGACGGGCCTTGCCATCCCCGCAACGAGTGATGTCACCGGATCAGCAACCTATGGGAACGATGGCTTCTCGTTCACCGCCACTGATGAGCGGGTGGCCGGTCGTGGCGGCAATTGGTACAATGTCGCGGGTGCGGGCGTGTTTGCGTTGAATCTGAATGCTCTGCGTTCGGTTCCGGACACGACCATCGGCTTCCGTCCCGCTTACGTTGAGTAATCTGACATCTGAAAACCTGTAATCTGTTCCGGCCCCGCGATAGCGGGACCTGCCTACGCCGCGGCAGGTAGGGAAGGCGCATGACTGATCTACAAATCCGGCAGAAATGTGAGGATATGCTCCGATATGGATATATTGCCTTAAGGCAATTCCCAAAGGCGGAGAAATTCACCCTGTCGGCAGAGATCAAACTGACCATGTGGCGGCTTTTGCGGGATATAATTAAATGTAATGACACCTGAAGCATTGTAATAGTTATAAATTAAGGAAAAGGTTGTTTGAGAATTTTGTGTTGACTCATAACTCCAGGTGAAGATAGCTCCCGATTAGCGCTTTCTTCGCCGTTTAACTCGATTTAAATTGCCCTTTATTGGCCATTAAATAGGGATATTGTTCTTCATTTTTAACTGATTTTTGACCTGTCGAATTCCACCCCGGAAATCGGACAGGATTTTTGCGCCCTGACGCAGGCTGACCTTGGTTTGTCGCATTTTTCGATCAAACAATTCGCATTTTTCGATCAAATTGACAGTATGTAGCCATCCTTGTATGGATGTATGTATAAGGGCCCAGACAGACGCGCCCATCAATATTCCAAAGATAAAGAGGTATGCTGCTGATATGGCCCGTGAGATAGGGGTTGTTGTAGAATTTAAAAAGGCAAAAAAAAATAGCGAAAAGATTGCAGTAATAGGTGGTGGACCCAGCGGATTAGGCGCAGCTTATTATCTCAGTCTCATGGGATATAATGTGACCATATTTGAGGAATTACCAAAGCTTGGAGGAATGCTCAGGTATGGGATTCCTGCCTACAGGCTTCCACGAGATATCTTAGATGAAGAGATTAACTATATTATAGATACAGGTATAACCGTAAGGACAGGTGTAAGAGTTGGAAGAGAGATTTCAATGGAAGAGCTGCAAAAAGATTTTGATGCTATCTTTCTCGGTATTGGCGCTCACAGGAGTCAAATCATGGGTATTCCCGGGGAGGATATAGATGGGGTTTATGGAGGAGCAGAGTTTTTGCGCCAGGTAGAACTGGGAAATACACCGAATATTGGTAAAAAAGTAGCAGTAATCGGCGGGGGTAATACTGCAATTGATGTGGCACGGACATGCAGGAGAATGGGAGCAGATGTCACAATATTATACAGGCGAGAGCAAAAAGATATGCCTGCAAGCGCTGAAGAGATAGAAGATGGTATAGACGAAGGGATCAAGTTAAAAACATTTATGATGCCAGGATCTATTAATAAAGACAATGGAAGGCTTAACATTACATTACATAAATGTGAGCCAGGAGAATTTGATAGAGATGGAAGAAGAACACCGGTTCCCATACCTGATGCGGTTGTAAGGGAAGAATATGATACCATCTTTGCTGCTATCGGACAGGTTTCTGATACAAGTTTTATAAGTAGTTTCGATTTAAAAAGAGGACGGATTGAAATAGACAGGCTGACACTCAAGACAAATCTGGATAATATCTATGCTGGTGGTGATGCAGTAACCGGCCCAGCCCTGGTAGTAGATGCACTTGCAGCAGGAAAAAGGGCAGCTATCGCTATTGACAGGGATCTTTCAGCAAAAAAGGGAGGGAAACCCTATGAAGATCAGTATGATAAGATATTTATAACCATGAAGGTGCCAGGTGATACCATTAAGCAAGATATGGCCAGGGCTCCTAAAATTTCCGCTAAGGAAAGGATCAAAGATTTCAGAGAGGTGGAACATGG